CAGGAAGTGCAGTTCTTTATGCGTCCGGAGGTGCTGGAGATGGTGCTTCACCTGCTCCCGGACCAGCTCAACCAAGAGCAAATACAGGTGATGGTAGTTCAACAGCTGCTGTTGGTTCAGGACCGGGTGTTGTTATTATTAGATATAAATATCAATAATTGACACTGATGATAAAAAATTATATAAACAAACTTTAAGGAGATAAATAATATGGCACATTTTGCAGAACTAGATAATAATAACGTAGTACTAAGGGTAGTAGTTGTAGGTAATGACTGCGTACCATCGGATGAACACATAGATGGTGAAACATGGTGTGTTAATTTTTTTAAAACTCCAAATTGGAAACAAACTTCTTACAATAACAATTTTAGAAAACAATATTGTGGCATGGGTTTTACTTATGACGCTGCAAAAAATAAATTTATAAGTCCAAAGCCTCATGCTTCATGGGCACTAGATTCTAATGATGATTGGCAAGCACCAGTTACTTATCCAACAGATACAACAGACAAAAGTATTTCTTGGGATGAAGCAGGTCAAAAATGGACTGCAAAAGATCACGAAGATCCAGAAAATAATTTTAATTGGGATGCATCAGCACTAGCTTGGGTATCCGCATAAGGAGAACTAAGATATGGCGAGCCCTTCAAACAGCTCAAATAACGGCGGGATACTAGGAGTAAGTAATAAAACTTCTTTTGGTAAATGTACCGTTACAGTCAAAACCTCGTCAGGAAATATTACAGCACAACCAGGAACAGCAGTTGTTCAAGCTCTTGTAGTATCAGGTGGTGGTGGAGGTGGTACTTCTTATGGATCAGGTGGTGGGGGTGGTGGTGCAAGACAAATTTCAAGTGCAAATGCTTCAGGAACAATTACAGTAACAATTGGAGGTGGTGGTGCCGGTGGTCAAGCAACAAACCAAGCAGGAGCCAATGGTGTTAATTCATCTTTTGTTGGTTGTGGCACAACGTATTTATCAACAGGTGGTGGTAGAGGTGCAGGACCTGGGAATACTAAAACACCAGGAGGTTCGGGAGGTGGTGCGTCTGGAGGAGGACCAGGAAGTCAAGGTTCAGGAAACGCAGGAAATTTTTCTCCATCTGAAGGAAATCCAGGAGGACCTGGAGTAGGAACAGGTGGTAATTATGGATCAGCGGGTGGTGGTGGACATGGAGCCGTAGGTGGTAATGGATCAAATCCAACAGGTGGTACAGGTGGTGCAGGAACAAATTTTTCTCCAAGTTTTTCAGGTTTACCTAATTCAGGAGTTTTAGCTGGCGGCGGTGGTGCTGGAACTTATCAAGGTGGAACTGCAGGAAGTGGTGGAGCAGGTGGTGGTGGAGCAGCAGGTGCTGGTGGTGGTAATAATGCAGGAACTGCAGGAACAGCTAATACCGGTGGTGGAGCTGGTGGAGCTTCTTTTCAAAGTAGTCAAGCAACTGGTGGCGCTGGTGGGTCAGGTGTTGTTGCAATAAAAGAATTAAGTAAAGCAAGTGGTGTGTGGTCAATGCAATCTCAATTTAGTGCCAAGCAACAAGGAACATGGCCAAGAGTTTTATTCACTCCATTCACAGCAGATTTTTTAATGGTAGCCGGAGGTGGTGCAGGTTCAAATACTAGTGCTGGTGGAGCCGGCGGTGCAGGAGGTATGCTTTATTCATTTTCTAATCCAAACGCTGCGGGAGTACCTTTTACTGCAGGAACAACTTACGCAATTACAATTGGTGCTGGTGGAGCAGCTACCAGTGGTAATGGTAATGCTGGTTCAAATACAGTGATGGCTTATAATGGTGCATCACGTACATCTTATGGTGGTGGTCGTGGTGGTACTGCACACAGTGATGGTCCTAATGGTAATTTAAATGGTGGTTCAGGCGGTGGTGGAGGTGGTGGAAGTCCTTATCCTGCTTGGGATGGAGGAGCTGGTAATACACCCCCTATTTCTGCTGCAAATGGTGGACCTCAAGGTAGCCCTGGTGGAAAGGGTTATATTAGTATTCCAGGACCTAGTGGACCAGGTCAAGCTGCCGGTGGTGGTGGTGGAGCAACTGCCGATGGTGGAGATGGTGCTAGTGGTCAAGCAGGTGTTGGTGGTGCAGGTAGAGCAAGTTCAATTACAGGAAGTGCAGTAACATACGCAGGTGGTGGGGGTGGTGGTGCAAATGCAACTACTTCTGTTGGTGCTGGTGGAGCCGGCGGTGGTGGAGTAGGTGGTGGTGGAAATCCTTATCCTCAACAAGCTGGAAGTGGTGTAGCAAATACTGGCGGTGGTGGAGGTGGTACTAGTGGACCAGGTGGACCAACAGGTATTCTTGGAGGAGCTGGTGGACCAGGAATTGTTGTTCTTAGATCTCCTTCTGCTTCATGTGTATCAGTAACAGGTAGTGGAAACACTGTAACTACTTTAGGACCTGGTGAAAAAATTGCAAAATTTGTAGCTTCAGGTAATTATGTTGTTAATGAGTAATTGACAATTATTTAATTTTATTTTATATTGTCTTTATAAAGACATATGCAATTACAAAATTATTACTATTGGTTTAAAAATGCCATACCTCATCATGTATGCGATGACATTGTGCGTTATGCAAAATCCTTACAGGATCAAATGGCAGTCACAGGCGGTTATGGTGATAAAAAATTAAATAAAAAAGAAGTACAAGATTTAAAAAAGAAAAGAGATTCAGATATAGTTTGGTTAAACGAACGTTGGATTTATAATGCAATACACCCTTATATCCATCAAGCTAACAGAGATGCTAATTGGAATTTTGATTGGGATTTTTCTGAGTCTTGTCAATTTACAAAATATAAAAAAGGCCAGTACTATGATTGGCATTGTGATAGTTGGGATAGAGCTTACCATAAACCAGAAGAACCTAATTCACATGGAAAACAAAGAAAATTATCTGTAACTTTATCTCTATCTAATGACAAAGATTATAGTGGTGGTGAACTAGAGTTTGATATGAGAAACAAAGATCCAGATAAAAAAGCCAACACTCATGTATTAAAAGAAATAAGATCTAAAGGTTCTTTAGTTGTATTTCCTTCTGATGTATGGCATAGAGTGAAACCGGTTAAACGTGGTGTTAGACATAGTCTAGTAATTTGGAACCTCGGATACCCATTTAAATAGGAAAGATATGAAAAAGAAAAAGAAAAGAATTAAAAAACCTAGTTACCCTAAACAATTAAGTAGAGAAGATTATTTTAAATGTCCTATATGGTTTGGTGATGCACCCGAATTTGTGGCTGATATTGATAAGGCATCAGATAAATATATAGATGAAGCTAAAAAAAATTTACAGCCTGATATAGATAAACGTAACAAGGCAAATAAAACTAAAGGTGATCTTGGTAGTGTTTATCATTCAACTACTTTGATAGGAGACCCTGCATTTAAAGTATTAACAGATTATATTGGTGCAACATCTAACAATCTATTACTTGAAATGGGTTTTGATATGTCTGGTCATCAATTATTTACTACAGAAATGTGGGTACAAGAATTTGCTAAAGATGGTGGTGGACACCATACATTACACACACATTGGAATGGACATATGTCAGGTTTTTATTTTTTAAAAGCTAGTGACAAAACATCTATGCCTTTGTTTGAAGATCCAAGAGCAGGTAATGTAATGAATCTATTACCAGAATTAGATAAATCAAAAATAACATATGCCAGTTCAGCAATTAACTATAAAGTTCAACCCGGTAGAATAATATTCTTTCCATCTTACATGCCTCATCAATACATAGTTGATATGGGTGTTGAGCCTTTTAGATTTATTCATTTTAACTGCCAAGCAATACCAAAAGGAGTATTAAATGTCGTTCAAGAAAAATAAATATAAAGTATTAAGAGGGGCTATAACTCCTGAAGTATCTGAGTTTATCTACACTTACTTTTTAAACAAAAGAACAGCAGCTAAATTTTTATTTGATCAAAAATATCTTTCACCTTTTAATACAGAGTATGGTGTGTGGAATGATG